GAAAAAAGACGAGAAATTAATCTATTAAATGTAGATTATGTGAATGAAATGGAAAGACAGTTAAAAAATTTAATGGCTTCTTAATATAATATGGCAGATAATAACTTCCAAGATTTTTCGGATACTGCAGGTATCTATTATATACAAGATTATTCAATAGATGCGCTTAATTTTGTAACTTCCGCAAAGAAAAAACTTGATATCAAAAGACTTGTAGCAGAATTTTCATATTATGAAGATATTTACACGTTTGCCGCTTCTGGTTATGTAACTTTAACTGATGCTCAAGGCTTTGTTGAATTATTACAATTAACAGGTAATGAGCATTTAGAAGTTAATTTTGGTAAAATAAAAGACGCTAAAAACAATTTAAAGAAAACCTTTAGGGTTTATAAATTATCTAATAGAACACCAGCAGGTAATATGAATGCTGAATTCTATACATTATATTTCTGTTCGGAAGAACTATTACTTTCAGAACAAACAAAGATATCAAAATCTTACACAGGTAAAAAGATTTCAGAAAATATACAAGACATTTTAGTTGAAAAATTAAAAGTATCCCGTGACAATATCAATGTGATTGAAGAAACAACTGGTATAAATGACTTTGTTGTACCAAAAGTAAAACCATTTGAAGCAATTAGTTGGTTATCAAACTATGCCAGACCAAAGTCCACAGGCACAGTTGGTGCTGATATGTTGTTTTTTGAGACCAAAAACGGATTCAATTTCAGGTCTTTACAGTCAATGTATAAGTCAAAACCTTATGCCACATATACTTATCAGGCAAAAAACATTGATGATACTCAACAAACAATGCAAGATAAAGCTACTACAGTAATAAAATATGAAATTGTTAAATCACATGATATGTTGAATGAAATTAGTTCCGGCACTTTTGCCAATAGATTAATATCAATTGACCCATTAACAAGGTCGTATAAAGTTACTGATTTTGATTATACAAAATATAGGTCACAATCTAGTGCCTTAAATTCTAATGCTGCTGCCAGTGAAGCAAAAAATCGTTTAGGTAAAACACAAGCACAATCTTCTGAAGCCGTTTTAAAAGTTGTGGTGGGCAATTCAAACCAAAAAGATGTAGCTTATGTAAAACAGCATGATGGTGCCTCTAAAGATGTTTTTATTGAAAATTATATACCCAATAGAACTGCACAAATTGCTTTGGCGAATTATACGGTAATTAAATTATCTATACCGGGAGATCCAGGTATAACAGCAGGTAGAACAATTGAATTTAATTTATATTCTTTAAGTCGTAAAAATTCACAAAGAGAATTGGATAAATTTTATTCAGGTAAATATTTGGTAACAGCAGTAAGACACATTATTATTGCACCTAACGTGTATCAAACTATTTTAGAAATATCCAGAGATAGTTCACCTTCTAATTTCGCTTCTGTTGACGGTTCTTCTGCTGATGCAAAAGCGTCTAGTGGGTTTACGGCTTCATTAAATAATGTGATAGGTAGCAGATGAAAAACTTTTTAGGAAAAGATGGTTTTAATTGGTGGGTTGGAGTAGTAGAAACTAGAGTGGATCCTTTAGGCCTTGGTCGTTGCCAAATTCGTATTTTTGGCTGGCATACCATGGACAAAACTGAATTACCTACTAAAGAATTGCCTTGGGCAACACCTATGTACCCAATAAATAATTCTAAAACATTTTCTGCTCCAATGGTTGATGATTGGATTGTAGGGTTTTTTATGGATGGCGAATCAGGTCAATTTCCAGTAATGATGGGAGTTTTACCTGGAATAAAAACAACACCAAAAACAAAAGCAAACAATGGCTGATAGTAATTTAAATTTGGCTACGACTGACGCTGACGGAAAAGAAACAACTGTTCCTGTTCCCCCAGAAGGTCAAACACAATATGCGGAAGGTGCCCCAACAACAGCACCAATGGCCAGAGGTCAATATGCCAATACTGCTTTGTCGGTTGCCAATGATAACCGTTCACATAATTGTGATGTGGTTGCTGGTTTAGCCAAAGATGCAGCAATTTTAAAATCGGGTATAGGAAAAGCAATTGGTGCGGCACGAGCAGCCGTTGATAAATTGGTTGCTTCTATTGAAACTTCACCAGCAGCACAAGATATTAAGAATGAAGTCACGGCCACACAAACTAAAGCGGCAGCCATTAAACAAGAATTGGCACCAGTAATTGCTGAAGCACAAGCGTTACAACAATATGCGGCTAAAATGCAAGAGTTGATTGCTAAAATACAAAGTGCGCCCGCAGAACTACAAAAAGTGTTGGCAACTTGTTTAAGCGAAGCACAATCCAGTTATGCTGAAACAACAGCACAACTAGCTGCTGCAACAAAAGCCTCGGCATCTGCGGCAAATACATCTGCTGCAACTACCACAACCACGGGACAATAAATTATGGCATTAGATAGCTCATGGACAGAACCGGTTATTGTTGATACCAATAACCAACCTACTTACCCATACAATCATATACAACAATCTGAATCTGGTCATTCCATCGAGATGGATGACACTCCAGGTAGAGAACGTGTAAGACTCCAACACAGGTCTAAGACATTTTTAGAAATGCAACCTAATGGTGATGAAGTACATAAGATATATGGTGATGGATATGAGATTATTGCTGGTGCCAAGAACGTATCAATCAAAGGACAATGTAATATTACCATTGAAGGTGGTTGTGTGGTACATATCAAAGGCGATAGTGTCACCCATATTGAAGGTAATGTACAACAAGTCGTTAATGGTAATTTGGACCAAATTGTTAAAGGAACTACAGATATAACGTCAAGTGGTGATATCAATATGATATCTCAGGGTAATATTAACTTGACTGCTCAGACACTCAACGTTAATGCGGATTTCAATATTCGTGGTGATATTACCGCTACCAACAGTATTTCGGCAGTAGGAAATGTCACGGCAGGTAAACAATTATATGCTGGTGCAGGAGTTCTCACTCCAGCGTTTATTCAAGCGGGTTCACCTGTGGCCACAACAACCACACCAGGTTGGATTACTGGTATTGTTGTACAAGATGCGGTAAGAACAACTATTGCAGACAGAGCAATTTACGATTCTCATACACACCCTGCAGTAAAAGGTGGTCCAGATACCACGGCTCCTCCAACACAACAGCAATAAATAAAGAATGGCAACATTAAATAAAATTTACTCAGACATAGACTTTACCTTTACTAAGAAACCAGTAACGGGTGATGTAGCTCTTAGTTACGATACTCAGGCCGTTTTACGTTCCGTCAGAAATCTACTGTCTACTAGGTATTACGAAAGACCTTTTAATCCTAACTTAGGTTCTAATGTAGATGCTTTATTGTTTGAAATGGTGTCACCATTGACTGCTGCTTCTTTGGAAACAGAGATTAGAAATACAATAGAAAACTATGAGCCTAGAGCAAGAATAAATGATATTGTAGTGTCAGCACAACCAGACAACAATGCTTATAGTGTAACACTATCTTTTTATGTTGAAAATGCAACTATACCAACAACGGTAACCCTTCTTTTAGAGAGAAATAGATAAAATGGCAGGTGCTAATACTAGTGTCCAAATGGTAGATTTGGACTTTAACAAAATAAAAGACAATCTAAAGACGTTTTTACAGTCGCAAGATACCTTAAAAGATTATAATTATGAAGGTTCTGCACTATCAACACTTTTAGATATTCTTGCTTATAATACTCAATACAATGCTTACTATTTAAATATGGTTGGCAACGAAATGTTCTTGGACACTGCCATTCAAAGAGCCTCTGTTATTTCTCACGCTAAAGCACTAAACTATACACCACAATCTTATGTGGCTCCTACAGCAACTATCAATTTAAGTTTGACTTCTGTTACAGATTCAACTTTGACATTACCAAAATTTACTAATTTTATGTCAGAAGCAATTGACGGAGTAAACTATAACTTTGTTAATACAGATGAAGTTACCGTAACGGTATCAAGTGGTACAGCAACTTATACAGATTTAACTTTAAAACAAGGCATACCTTCTGCATTAACTTATCAAGTTAATTATGCCACGAATCCCTCAGCAACATTTTCAATTCCAGAAGCAACGGTAGATACTTCTACAATTTCTGTTATTGTACAAGATTCTTATACCAATACTGCTACAGAAATTTATACATTAGCAACCGATTATCTTTCTTTAGATAATACATCAACCGTATACTTTTTACAAGAAGGTTTGAACAATAATTATGAAATTTATTTTGGTGACGGTGTTTTAGGTAAAAAACTCAAAGAAGGTAATATTATCTTTTTGTCTTATCTTATTACACAAGGTAGTGCAGCAGGTGGTGCAAACAATTTTGTAATGATGGATCCGGTTAATGGTTATTCAACATATACCATTACTCCGGTTGCAGCGGCAACTCAAGGCACAGAAAAAGAGTCAATCGCTTCAATTAAATTCCAAGCACCAAAATCATATGCAGCTCAAAATCGTGCAGTAACTAAAGAAGATTACATGACGATTATTCAGAAAAACAAATACAATATACCGGTACAATCCGTAAGTGTTTGGGGCGGTGAAGAAAATGATCCACCAAAATATGGTGCAATCTTTGCTGCTATTAAACCACAAGGTAATTATGTTTTAACTGATTATCAAAAACAAGTTTTAATTAATGATGTTATTAAACCATCGTCAGTAATGACAGTTACTCCAGAAATTGTTGATGTTGATTATGTTTATTTGATTATGAATGCCGACATTTTATATGATACTAAAAAAACAACATTAACAGCAGCACAGATTTCTACAATAGTAAAACAAGGCATTATTAATTTTTCAAATGCCAATTTAAATACATTTAATTCTGTGTTTGTAGCCAGTGATTTAACTGAATATATTAAGAGTTTAAATTATGCTATTATTGCTGCTGACATAGATGTATATTTACAAAAAAGAATTGTTCCTATTTTAAACAATAGTTTGGATTATACTATTAAGTTTAGTAATGCTATTGAACAAGGACTAGGTGCTAAACGAGTAACAATGACACCTTCTTTTGCACAATACGATTCCGCTGGAACTTTGTTTAGTGAAGTATTTTTTGAAGAATCTTTGGATTATCCAGGAACTTTAAGAACTTACTATTTCAAAAACAATATCAAAAACATTTTAACCAATTCAACGGCTACCTCTAATGCAGGTACAATTGATTATACCAATGGTATTGTTAAGTTAACTAGTTTTACACCAAGTGCTATTAACAGTAATGATGGTGTTTTAAGGGTAAATGCTTCGGCTGATAGTAGAATCATCTCATCAACATATAATAGAATTAT